TAATCCTCCGACTTCATTTACAGGCAATGATGCTTTTAGAAGATGGACTGCATATCAATCAGGTGATAGAAGTGAATCTGTTCTTAACTGGGTAAGAAGAAGAGAACGTTATATGGGTAGACATCAAAACGATAAAAGATTGAATGGTGTTATCGCTGCTATCAAATGGGGTGGAGTTCTTAACATAGGTGTTCCAGCTATGAAAGCTGTTATTAACGAAAGAAAAAAACTTGTTAGAGAACGTAGAAAGAAAGCTGCACAGCTAGAAGAAGAGATGGTAATGAAAGCAATCTCAGGAAGAATCAGAAAGATCCTTAGAGAAAAAGCTTCAAAGCATAATGCAAGTAGTGCTAAGTATAAAACTTCTGCAGGTACTTTAGGAAAAGTATTTAACAGAGGTGTTGGTGCATATAGAACAAATCCGGGTTCAGTTAGAGGTAACGTTAGGTCTGCTGACCAGTGGGCGTTAGCCAGAGTTAACGGGTTTTTATATGCATTAAGAAATGGTAGATTTAAAAGAAAACCATATGATACAGACTTACTTCCATCAGGACATCCTAACTCTAGTAAAGGTATGACCAAAGCAGAATCTGTTAGAACAGGTCAATCTGTATCTTGGAGTATAGATAAAAGTCCACAGCCACCATCAACAGTTCACGGTGTAGTTGTCTCTGTAAATAACACAGATAAAGAAGCTACTATGCAAGTCTGGGCAATCTTGGAAGACGGTTCACATAAGAGAACAGACAGAAGAGTAACAATGCCTATTTCAAGCCTAAGAATCATATCTGATATAACTAAATAAATCTATTAAAAGTAGTCGTTGAGAATTAAGGTCTACTGATAAACTTATATATGAAATTGGCAATTTTATATATTTAGGAGTTTAAGTGTCAGATAATTTTGATATCAAGTCAATCGACTTAGAGATAAAGAATGACGAAAAGGGCGAAGTCGCTGCCGTCTTTTCGATATTCGATAAAGTAGATTCAGATGGCGACATTGTAAAAGCAGGTTCGATCAAATCAGGTTTTAAATCAGGTGATGTTCCTATGGTATGGGCTCACAAATGGGATATGCCAATTGGTAAAGGTCAAATAGAACAAGACGATGATAAAGCGACATTCAAAGGTCAGTTCTTTATGGATACAGAATCAGGTAAAGAGGCTTACAACTTAGTAAAGGCTATGGGTGAATTACAACAATGGTCTTTCGGTTTTAAAGTTGATGATTCTGAATACGGTAAGTTTAAAAAAGATGGTTCTGATGAAGAAGAAGATGTTAGATTTCTTAAAGGTCTAACTGTCTACGAAGTATCACCAGTACTTGTTGGTGCTAATCAAGAAACATACACAATGGCTATTAAGTCTAATACTGATTTATTAGAAGAACTTTCAAGTGAAAAAGCTGTTATGACTACAGAAAGTATGAACGTACCAGATCCTGCAGAAGAAGAAGCACCTGCAGAAGAAGAAGCAGTAGACGAAGTAGATACTGAGTTTGAAGAAGTTTCAGAAGATCAAGATGCTGAAGCAGAATCTATTGATGAAGAAACTGCTGAGGAAGAAGAAAAAGAATTAAAAGTTTCAGAAGAAGTCAATAAGACTTTTTCCGAAGAGGTTAAAGATGTGCTTGCTGCATTAGAGAACCTTATAACAAGGGCGAAAGCAATTTCGTCCCTCCGTGAAAAAGACGGAAGAAAATTAGGCGCAAAGGCTACTGAAGCCCTTCGCACGGTTCAGGACGATCTCAGCGATGCTTGGGCTGAATTAGACTCATTTGTCGATGAGTTCGGTGACGAAGAAGTTTCAGAGTCAGAAGTAGAAGAGCAACCAACTGGCGACATTGACGTTGATGAGAATACGGTAGTCAACGAATATGACGAAGATGTATCTGACATCGATTCCGAGGAAGATGAATCTGAAGAGACTCCTGTCACTGAAGATACCGAAGAACCAGAGGATAACAGCGAATCAGCTGACGAAGATTTTGACGCTGAATGGGTCGAAGGTCAAAGGCTTATAGCCGAGACTGTAGACATTGAAGTATAAGTAATAGTTATCATAGGAGATAATAGTGAGTAAAGTTAGCGAACTAAAAGAACAGATCGTTAAATCGCGTGAAGAGTTAAAAAATATCTTTGAAGGTGCTGATGAGAATGGCAAATATACTGCTGATCAAAAAGAAAGTATTGCAAAAGCAAATGCTGACTTAGCAGATATGGTCGAAGATCTTAAGATCGAAGAATCAAAAGCAGCTAACGCGAAAGCTCTTGAAGTAGAAAACGCACCTGTGAATGAAATGCCTGTTCCACCAGTTGATGAGCCAAAAAGCTTTAAAACAATGGGAGAACAACTTACTGATTCTGATGCTTATAAAGCATATACAGAGCAAGGAGTTAAAGGCGTTGATTCTAAAGGTGATTTTTCCCCTTATGAGTATAAAACAACTTTAAACACAACTGGTTATCCGCCAGAGTCTCTCAGAACTCCGGGCATTTTAGAAACTGCTCTTAGAGATCCAGATAGCATTATTGGATTATTCGATCAAATCGAAACAAACCAAAATGCATATGTCTATCTCGAAGAAACTACTTTCACAAACAATGCTGGATCAGTTGCTGAAGCTGCTGACATTAGTACATCTAATGAAGGTGCATTAGCATTCACTGAGAGAACAGAGTCCATCAGAAAAATGGCAACATTCTTGCCAGTTACTGATGAATTACTCGCAGATGTAGCAGGTGTTCAAGGTTATGTAAATTCACGTCTTTCCACAATGATGAAGCTAAATATGGACAACCAATTAATTAATGGTGATGGTAGTGCTCCAAACTTAACTGGTATTTTGAATAAATCTGGAATTAATACATTTAATTACACAAATTATTCAGGAGAACTAGCAAGACTTGGACAAATTTACCAAGCTATTACTGAAATTAGAAAAGATGTATTTACAGAAGCAGATTCTATCATAATGCATCCTTCAGATTGGTACCAAGTTGTAACAGCTGTAAACGACTTTGCAGGAACAGATTCAGCAGGTTATGCTGCTAAGAATCCTCTCTTTGTTGTAGCAGGTGGTTTTGGTGCTGATGCTGCTCCAAGAATTTGGGGTCTAAAAGTTGTTCCATCAACCGTTATCGCAGAAGGTACCGCATTAGTCGGTAAATTCGGTGGTGGTGAAGCTGCACACGTTGTGATGAGACAAGGGGTAGATCTTGCTGTTTCTGATAGCCATAGTGACTTCTTTGCGAAGAATCAATTGGCAATTAGATTGACAATGAGATTAGGTTTCCCTATTTACAGAGCTGAAAGTTTCTGTTCTATAACAAACTTCTAAAGTTTGTAGATAGTGTATAGTCAAAGCGGTAGATTTATCTACCGCTTTACTATTTAAGAATTGAGTAGATGAGGTAATATATAATTATGTTCGTAGTAGTAGAAAAAAATATTTGGAAGCTAGAAGATGGAACAATCTGGGAAGGTAATCTTGCCGATGCACCATCAGGTAACGCTGCACTTGTAGCTAAAGCTGGAAGAGAATATCCTGAAGCTTGGTTAAAAGAGCAAGGTTGGGGTAAAAAAGATAAAGCTCCTGCTAAGAAAAAAGCTGCACCTAAGAAAGCTGCTCCAAAAAAAGAAGTCGAGAATAAGGCTGTCAAGCCAAAAGATACTGAAGACAAGTAAGGAGTCCTAAATGGCTCTATGTAGCGTATCTGACGTAGAATCTGTAAATCAAATAGATTATGATTCTGCGCTAGAATCTGATATAACAAATGTCTTCATTCCTTATGTTGATTCAGCTATAAAAAGATTTTTAGGATATGATCCTGAATATGATGCATCTATAACTGAAAAGTTTGACGGAAAAGAAAAAACTCATTTATTTTTAAAAGTAGTTCCTGTTGTTTCAATTACATCTGTAACTGAAGATGGATTTTCTTTAACTGAAGGAAATGATAAAGATTACGTAGCTTATTTAGAAGAAGGCTTTTTAGTCAAAACAGGTAAGTCAAGATGGTCTGATGCAAGAATGCAAAATGTTACAGTTGTTTATGCAGCTGGATATTCAACAATACCTGATGTTATAAAATTTACATCTGCAAGAGCAGCTGCAAGATTAATCAACAATGCATTGCAATTATCAAGTCAACAACCAAAAGAAGAAATTAGCTCACACAAAGGTGATGCAAGTAATGATGGTAATTTTTATTCAGTACAAAGTGAAAGTATAGGAGATTTAAGTTTAGCTTATGGAGATCCGTTATCTGCACCACTTGGTCCAGTATTAACTGCATTCGACATAACAGCCTTGATGCCATTTAAGAGAATATTTTTCGATTAATAATCTAAGGGAGGATTATGCCTAATAGAATAGCACCAACAGTAGAAGAAGCTAGAGAGTTATTTTTATCAGAACCACATAAGAAGTTATCTTTATGGGCTCAAGAATGGGGAGTATCTGATGAAAGAGTTAGACAACTAAGGGAACAAGCAGGCGTTGCACCAAGATCAGCTTATAACTCTGAAATAGCACAAATTGTTTTAGATAGAATAGCTGAAGGAAAAGGATCTTTAACAACTGATAGAACATACGAAGAGCTTCCTATAGGTTATGAAAGATTTAAAGCTTGGATGAAAGATAAGCCAGAGCTTGTTGAGAGAGTAGAAGAAGCAAAGGCAAAAGCAGAAAAGCTTTCTTGGAATCCTACTTGGAAAAAATGTTTAGAATGTCAAGAAGAAAAAGATGTTGCAGAATTTGAACCTTCACAAAAATATAAAAGTGGATACACACAATATTGTAAAGAATGTTTAGTAAAGCTTAGAGAAGCAACTAAACAATATAAAGAAACTATGAAGTCTGAAGAAAACAGTAAAGTTTGTTTAGTGTGTCAAAAAGATAAGCCATTAAACAAATATGGTAAGTCTAAAAGAAATAAAAATGCTAGAGAAGCTATATGTTTACTGTGTCATAGAAAAAATAATAGGAAAAAAGAAGACAATAACAACTTGTCATAAATTTTACATATACTCTATACTGTAATTACAGGTTCTTTTGAACTTTCAACAAAGCTTCGGCTTTTCGATATTCATAAGAGACCTCCTTATATTGTGCGATTGAAGAGACCGGCAAATGCCGGTCTTTTCATTTTTATACACTATACTTATTTTATGGCTGACGAAAAGATGACAAAACTCAGACTTATGGCTTTTAGGAGAGCTAATAATCGTTGTGAGTGGGCAGGATGTAATAAAAGCTCTCAACTTCAGTTAGCACACATACACGGTAAAGGAATGGGTGGTAATGAAAAAAGAAAATATGATCCAGAGAATGTTGCAGTGTTATGTATGTATCATCACGACATTTATGATGGTAGACAGTATCAGGGTAGTAAGTACGAGCTTAGGATGTTGCTTACAGCGTATTTAAAAGGAAAGTGGAATGAATCAGGAAGAGAAGATACAGGAAGTAATTAGATATATACAGGATGCTAATCCTGAAGCAGAAATGCTTGATGGACACGACAATGCAATATTAGGTGTTGCAGCTGTTCCTAAACTAGGAGAGTGTGTAGCTTACTCAGCAGCAATAATTGTTAATAATTTATTTAATGAATATATGGATGATGAAACTATTGACTGGGAAGATGAAGAAACTGCTGGTATGGGAAAGAATGACCAAGCTTGGCAAATGGCTTTAGATTTTTATGGTCATAGTATATATTCAGTTAGCTATGGCGAGTATGGACCTATCTTCATAGACGATTTCTTCTAATCAACAGAGGTCATAATGTATGATTAAGTTATGCCACTTAACACACATTTATTAAATGACTCAGTAGAAATTCAAAGAATAACACCTTCTACAGTAGATGAGAGGGGAAATATTAATAATGATTGGTCTACTTCAACTTCTTCTGCTAATTGCAGAATAGTAAGTGCTGGTTCAACAGAAGATAGAGACGGTAAAAATACAATAGTAGAATCTCTAAACTTATATTTTTCAGAGTCAGTAGATATTAAAGCAAATGACAGAATTAAAGATGGTTCTAAATATTATGAAATAATTGCAATCTCTTCTACAAGAGATGCAAAAGGAGAGAATTGTTACACAGTTGCTTCTTGTTTATATAGGGAGTAATCCTTGGCAACAAAATCCACAAAGAATCCTTATAAGATAAAAAATAAGTCAGTTACCAATAAGGTATCTTCGACAGTTATCCAACTATCTAAAGTTGCAGGTTTAGGTATATCGCTATCTCCGGGTTCTTTCGGTGGATTAAGAAGAGCTAGAGGTAAAGCATTGATGTATCAATCAATAGGTAGGGATATTAACTCTCTAGCAAAAGGTAAAGTTATTGCTCGTGTTTCTAACAGAATTAAAGGTAGAATAGGTGGTCTTGCTGTAAACGCTGCTCTACCAAATACAAACAACCTTATACTTCGTCTTGCTCGTGGTCAGATAGGTAAGTATATGAATAAAAAGATACACTCAAAAACTAAGCAACTTAATATGTTAGAAGTTTTTGGTGGTAAAGCTACTAGACAAGTTCACAAACAAATATTAAGCCCTAACAAAGGAAAGCTATTTGAAATGATGCAAGATCATTTAGCGATGTCTCTGCAAGCTCTAGCTCCAAGAACTGAGTTTACTATGAACATAGGAGGAACAATAGTTCAGTTTGGTCCAAACAACTTAGCTGACTCTGTACAAAAATTAGAAGTACAATTAAAACCAGAAGAAAATGTTTTAGCTAAATGGGCAGTCACAGTAGGTTCAAAAGATAAATCAAGTACTGTAGCTGATCAAGCACCTTATGTATGGATAGCAAACTATGGTGGTGTCTTATTTAATCCTCAAGAACCTATGAAAGGTAAAAACTATGCACCTACTTTCTTTGCTGAAAGATCACTTGAGTTTGTTGAGAGAACTTATAAACCAACTATTAAGAAAATGTATGAAACATTCTTGCCTAAGACATTAAGTAAATTAAAAGAAGAGAACAAAATGTTTGATCCTAGCAAGTTAATGTCTAGGAGTTATGGAGAAACACATAAGAGATTACAGAAGATATGGTTATCAAAAGATGGTGAAGCTCTCAAGAAACAAGTTGAAATGGAGAAAAAAGGTAGAGGTAAGAAAATGTCTACATCTTATCAAGCATCTGATAAAGCAGGAGAGCAAGACTTTACAGAGTATTATAAAAAATATTTTGGTAACACAGACCTTGGTGATGGAAAGATGTTTGTCGATGCTGTAGATGATGGTGCTATGGCTGCTATGAGAATTATGTATGGAGATGAGACTTTTGAAAGAACAACTGTCAAAGAAACACTGAAGAAAACAAAACCTACTAACAGAAGGAGAACACGTGTTAAAGAAGAGATAGTAGAAGAAATACCATACAGAATTACTAGTGGAACTGGTCGTGTTCCTATATATGCAGATATGCGTGAACTTAAAAATAGAAATGGTAAGTTTATGGCAGGAAGAGGTAACAGATACAAGAATACTGTTATAGAGCCAGCCAAAGTAAATATACAATCAAACTACAGATTCTCTATAGGAGAAGTAGCTTTAGACAGCGAAGAAGTAATAAAAATATTTGATGAGCTAAAAAGAAATGGTCTTATTAAGTATGTTCACAATAAAAAAACTGGTGCATTTGAAGTAGAGGTATTAGATGTTGATAAAGTTGCAAAGAAGTTAAATCTTGAAGGTATGGGAGGTGCAACAGGAGATCCTAACTTATTAGCTGCTCAAGCTAGAGGCTATGCAAGTGTAGATGATTATATGGCAGACTTAGGTAGAAATATCGCTTCTGGTGGAACTGGTGGATTAGGTTCTTCTATTTCTGGTGCTTATGGTGGTCAATCTAAAACAAGAGGTGTTGTAAGAAGCGCTGAACAAAAAGCTGTTCAAGCTGCAGAAGAAGCTGCTATGAAAGAAATAGTTGATGAGCTAAATGCTGCTTTACCTGCAATATCTTCTACAAGAAAGATACAAGTTGGTCCTCAAAGAAGAAAAACTGGTAGAACTAATAGAGAACATTTTGAATCTTTAACTGATCCTAAGCAAAGAAGATTCTTTAAACAACAACTTAGACAGCAAACAATGAAAGACGGAAAGAAAGTAAGAACACTTAAATCCGTTATGGATGAACCTTTGTACAAAGAGATACCGGGTTATGAAAGAACAATTGCAAATACAAGAGGAAGGTTTA